CTTTCTCCTCTTCGGCCGCGCAATGCGGCTCGTCTTGTGCGGTCGGGCAGGATTGCTCGCCCGCCTCGGTCATCTCTTCGGTCTCGGCCTTCGCGCCGGACGCCTTGCCGGAGCTCGAGCCGAAGCCGTTGTCAACGGCGTCGATCATACCAACAGTTAAAGCGCTCTGCTTGGATTTATCGGGGTCAACCGCGATCAGCATGCGACCGCGGCCAAACGTGTTGCGGACGGTCTCGGCACTCACCCCGCGGCCCTCGGCGATGCGCTCGATGAACGCGCGCTCGAGCGCGTCGACCTGGTCTTGCAGGACCGCTAGGCCCTCGGTGGTCCCGAGGTCCGGGCGCTTGTCGGGAGCGTTGCGCGAAACGACCGTCACCACGCCCATACGCCGATCGCGGTCCGAGCGGTCGATCGTAGCCATGACCACGCCGATCGAGCCCGTGAGATTGACCGGGCTCGTCGAGACGATCTCGCCCGCCGCGCTCGCGAGCCAGTAAGCCGCGCTCGCAATCATGCCGGTATTGACCGCGACGACGGGCTTCACCCGCGCCGCGTTGGCGATCGCGGTCCGGGCCTCGTCGACGCCGAACACCTCGCCGCCGGGAGAGTCGATCATGAGGCGGATCGATTGCACCGCGGGGTTGCTCGCGGCGGACGCAACAGCCTTCTCGATCTCTTGGTAGCCCGTCCCCTCGATCCCGAGAAGCTGATCGATGAAGTCGGGGCCGGCCTTGGACAGCACGCCGTTTACCGCGATCGTCGCGATGCCGTCGGCGATCGACATGACCGAAGGCTTGCGGCTCGGGGCGTCGAGCAGGAAGGCTTCGTGCTTCGCGTCGAGGGCGGCCGGATCGAAGCTCTCGCGGCGGGACAGGTAGTCAACGAGCGCCGCCTCTTCGCATGCCCAGACCTGTCGTGCTTGGTCGCTCATTTGGTTGTCACCAATCTCGATCCCGCGGTGTCGCGTTGGAAGTGCCAACCGATCGTGGTCACTGCGATATCTCCGGCGTAATCGTCCGCGGCGTTCGTTGGGGTTCGGAAAAAACGAAACGATACCTGCGCGCCGACTGCGGTGAAGGCCGACAAGTCGATCTCCCCGAAATCAGCAAACGCCAGTTGCGTCAACACGGCGACGTCGGTCAGTGGAACCACAACCGTTTTCGTGTTGTAAATCACGGTCCCGTTCAGGATTATCCGATACTCGAAGCCGAGATACACGCTACCCGACGCGGCCGTGAGCTTCAAAAGGTGCGCGTGCGGATAGATCGAGCTGCCGACCTTCCACGCGTGCTCGAGCTCCTTCGACCCCGACGCCTCGACGGTGGCCGAGCCGTTCGCAAACTTCGGGACGACGATCCCGGTTGTCGGGATGACGTAGGCTGTCGGAGCGTTGTTATTGCCGGGGACCGTGAGCGACAGCACGTCAAAATTCTGGTCGTCCCAAGGCGGATCGGGGTAATAGCCAGGCCGGAACCCCGGGCCAATGTTGGCCGGCGCAGCGCTCCGGTATGTGCGCATTTGGTCGGTCACACGTCCACCCGTACGCTGCCCGCGGCGCCGTGGGCGTAGACATAGACATCGATCGCGGCCGGGGCCGAGATCGGCAGCGACACTTGCGAGATCACCACGGCCTCGGCGAGCGTCGTCGGGGCAGCCCCGCCGGTCATCCGGTAGGTGTGCGAATACTGATTCGGGGCGCTGCTCAGTATGTGGAGCTGGCCGGCCGTTACGTTCGTCGCGACCTTCGTCCAGGCGTCCTTGGTGCAAGCTATCACGGCGGGGTTAGCCATTGGTGTCTCCCTCGTCTTGGTCATCGCCGGGGTCGCCCACGCCGGCCCTCGAGGGCTGCGGAGCCTCGGCGGGTTGCGTCTTCTCCCACGGCGGGATCGGGTGGTTCTCGTACTGCCGAGCGAGCCGGGCCGCGTTCTGCTTGTAGCGCGAGCCCGAGAAGTTTTGGGCGACCATGTCCAGGGTCTGGGCACCCAACTTGACGTAGGTCTCATCGGCCTTCGCGGTCTTCGCCGGGTCGATGTTCGGCATGGGAACGCCGCTCCACTGGCACTGCGTCCAGGCGGCCCGTAGAACGGGATCAGCAAAGCCCCGGGCAAGGACTCTCCCCGCCGCAATCTCGCCCCATAGCCAGGCCGTATAGACCGTGTCGAGGAAATCCGCTGCCTGCTCGTCGCGCCAGATCTGCGCAACGCGCCAGAAGAGCATAAGGCTTGCCCTGCTCGCGCTATAGTTGGCGTTGAACCTCATGAGCACAACCTCGATCGGGATCGAGTTGCTCGCGCTCAAATAGGCGGCGAAGCTGTCCACGAAAGAATCAAAGCCGTCGGCCGGCGCAGTGTTGGCGAAGGGCTTGAGCTTCTCGCCGGAGTCGAGGCCATAGACCACGGTCGATCCCGGGGTGCCGCTCGCCGCCTCGTCGATCACCTGGTAGGAGAAGCGCGATCCGGTGTCGACCACGCTTGCGGTCGGGATCGCGCTGCTCGAGCTCGAGCTCGGGCCCGTCTTGGCCTGCGTGATCGACTCGAACACGTTGTCACTTGGGCCGTTGTCGCCGGCCTCGATGCTCAAGACAAGCTGCGATTGGTTGATCGCCTTCTTGATGTGCGCGGCCTTGAAGTCGGTGAGGTTCTCGAACTCTTGTAGGCAGTGCGCGAACTCGGGGAACCCTCGAACCTGATTCGCATACTCCGCGCGGAAGCCGTGGATCACCAGTGGCAAGCCCTCGGGCGTGCGCGCGGGGATCCGCTCCGGCGTGTAGTCCTTGCCCGTCCATCGATAAAAGTGATAGGCCACTTCGCGCCCGTACTGGTCGCGCTCGATCCCAGAGTCGAGATAGTGGTTGAACCCCACGGTGCTCGTGAGCCCCGCCGTCCCTTGGATGTCGTTGGGGTCGATGAAACCGAGCTGCAACGGGTTGGACAGGTCCCGCTGTGCACCGTAGTGGCACCGGGCGAAATACTCGCCGTCGCGGATCTGGCTCAGCAGGGCGAAGCGCTGCAACTGGTACAGGTTCATGTTTCCGGCAACGTCAACGCTCTTCTGCCGGGCCCATGCGTGGAAGCGGTCGGACACGTCCTCACCCCACCCCACCGTTTCATCGTCGGACATGCCGAGCAGCGCGGACGCGGGGTCAGGCACAAGGCGCAAGCCGCGGTCGACGACCGAGTCAACGAGCCGCGTCACCATGGCCCGATACTCAACCGAGTCGTGGATCGCCGAGCGCGAGTTTTGTCGGAGAAGATAGTTGTCGAGCAGTGGCGACGAGCCGTTGGCCGCGAGACCAAAATCCCACTTCGCGCCCGTGCCGACGCCACCCGATCTCAACACTGATCGGCTTGGCTGCAACATAGCGTTGTAGCTCGACGACTCGGCCCGCGACAGGTAGGGATTCGCCAAGGGGTTTGCCTCGCCCTGGCCGGCGCTCGAAAAGATGCGCTTGAAAAAGTCGCCTACCTTGCTCATGACACCGCCCACGCCTTGCGTTTGAGGTTCAGGTCGACGAGCTGCTTACCGTCGAGGCGCTTGTAATTCGCCTCGATCCGGTTGATCGCCCGATCGCGCATCGCGTCAAGCTTCGCAATGTCAAGTTGCGTTACGCGCTGCTTGCCCTCGCCGGTGTCGAGCCAAAACTCTTCTGCCTTGCTCGTCGTGATCGCGAGCAGGGCAGTGTCGATCGCGGTAACGAGGGCCTCATCGGCGTCAATCCGCGCTTGGATCCGGGCCTGTTTGTCTGTCGACGGCGTGGTCATGCCCGGACAGGATATAGAAAAAAGCAAAAGGGGTCAAATCTAAATTGCCGATTTTAGGATGTAAAGTCCACCCTCGTTTTCGGCAAATTATAGGGGTCAGTCGGCCGGCTTGCGGGCGGTTTGCGCGGCGAGGTACTCGAGCACCTGCTTGTGTCGGATCGCCTCGACCTGGTGCGGCTTCGCCTTCCGCCGCTTGGCCTCGTCGCGGAGCTTCATGACGAGGTTGTCCAAGTAGATGTCTCCGGCGCACAGGTTGAGCACGCGACAGTCGAGCGCCTCGTTGCGGACACCGGCACCACAGGTAAACGAGCCATCGATCTTCTTTGACTCTGCCGTGAGCATCTTGAAATACTCGTCGGGGTAGTCGCGCGGGAACTGCGTTGCGCCGGCGTTCTGCCACTCGTCTTCCGTCCCGAGTCGGCGCTTCGTAGCGTTCAGGTTGCGGTAGGTATGATTCTTGTAAAAATTCGTGCTGATCGTGAACAGCGTCGTCTGCCCAGTGCCCACGGTCGATCGCTTGTACTTCCGCGCGTTCAGGGCGTCCATGACGTCGTCGTGATCGAGGGTCGCCGCGGAGCTCTTCGCCCTGCGCAGCCACTGGAAGCCCTTGCTCGGATAGGTGTTGTCCCACAGCGCACAGAAGTCATAGACCACGCTGGTCAGCTCGCCGTCGCCGGAGTCGACGAGCGTGAGCTGCACCGAGAACGGCCGCCCATCGGCGCGGCGGTAGAACTCGAAGCCCCCACCCGTGACGAACTCCGCGAGCGCCGCCCACGCTCCGCTTGTAATGTCGTTCGTCGGCCCCTCGAAGGCGCGATACAGGATCGACCACGTCTTGAACGCTGCGCCGTGGCCGCATACCTCGAGCTCGAGGCGCGGCGGGTTTGCCTCGCGTTTCGACTTGTCCTTGCTCGACGAGCCGCGCTGGACGTCGATGCCGCACGTCAAGAACAACACGCCGTCGGGCACCTCACCCGCGGTGTAGGAGGTGTTGCGGAGCTCGATCACGTCATTGACCTCGGGCCGCTGTCCTTGCTCCTTGAAGGGCTCGCCAAGCGTCAGCGTTTGGAACACGCGCGGCCCGTTGATCGGGTCGTCGAGGCTCTTGAGATACTCGCGCCACACGTCGAAAAAGCTCATCATGCCCGCGGGCGAGTAGAGGCTCGAGATGTGATAAGATCGAAAGTTTTTCTCTTGCGCCTTGGTGCTCGGCTCCCAGTAGCCAGACTCGAGCAGCGCTTGTTTTTGGTGGTCGCGGATCGGCTCGCGGCAGTGCTCGCAAAGATAGTACACGTCAACGAGCTCGCCGGCCTTGGTCTCCCCACGCATCCCGTGGGTTGCCTGCTCAGACCCGAAGGTCAGGGTCATATGCCGTTTGCAGTATGGACACTGAACGAAGAAAAGCCGCTTGTCACCACGCTCGAAGCGGCGCTTGATGACGCTCGTCTCGTCGGTCCCCGGCGTCGAAAAGTCCATAACCTTTTTGCGGTGACCATAGGCGCGCGTCCGCGCGAAGCTCACGTCGATCCATGAGCCCTCGCCCGTCGAGAGCTGACCCGGTGCGCCGTCGACCTCGTCGCGGATCAGGATACGGATCGAGTCCGATCGCATGCTCGCCGCGCTGTTCGCGCTCGCCAGCGTTAGGGCGCCGCCCACATACTCCTTGCTGAAGATCGTGTCGCCCGATCGCGCCTTGCTGTTCGCGCGGCCCTGGCTGTAAATCTTGTGCCGCATGCCCACTGAGTCGATCGCGGGGTCGAGGCGAGTTAGCATCCACTTTTTCAAGAGCTCTTGCGTGGCGCTCATGTACATAACCTTCGTGGGAACAAGGTCCATCCAATAAAGGCATATATTCTCGGCACCCGCCGTGAGCCCGATCTGTGCGCCCTTCATGATCGCCTGTTGCTGGACGTCCGAGCGGATCGACATGTTGTCCATGATTTCGATCAGGTAGGGCGTTCGCCGGTTCGACCACCTGCCAGGGAACGGGCTCGAGCTCGGCAAGATGCGCCGTTCCTCGACATAGTCGCTGATCAGTTGGCTCGGGATGCCGCTCGGGATCCTGCTCACTGCGCGGGCCAAGAAGCGCCAAGCGTCCAGCTCTTGGGCCCTCGAGAGGTAGGACAGATCAGCGACGAGCAGGTCTTGCTCGTGGGCTCGCGCGGGTGCGTTCATGATTGGTCCTCGAGGGCTCGCTCATACCGATCGGTGATGGTCCGTTGCATGGCGTGAAGGGCTGCCGAGATGTCCTCGTCGATCGCCTGCTTGATTTGCCGGACCACGCTTGCCTCTGTCGAGCCGGCCAGGGCGGCGAGGTCGGGCGAGATCCGGTCGCCGAGGGTAATCAGGTGATCCGAGATCGACGTTCCAATAAGAGAGATCACCTGGTCGACGAAGTCGCGCGGGATCGTCGCCTTGACCATCGCCGCGAGTCGGGCCTTGTTCAGCGCGGTTGCGCTCCTCATCTTCTCGATCGCGTAGTCAACCTCGGCCCTCGCCTCGTCGACCGGGTCGCCCCGATCCTGTGG